CCAAGAAGGGTTTATGGCAAAAGAAGCCCTATGACCAAGAAGGGTTTATGGCAAAAGAAGCCCTATGACCAAGAAGGGTTTATGGCAAAAGAAGCCCTATGACCAAGAAGGGTTTATGGCTAATAAAAGCCATTAAGACCAATTATTATCCGTATCGTGAATATTTCCTATATGATTACTCGATAAGGCATAACCGTAAATCTTACGTTGTATTTCATATAGGATCTGTTTTATGTTCTCGATTTCGGTATAAACACCAATGAATTTTTTATTCATTTTCGTATTCATATCTTCAATTATTTTTTCTATATGACTCTGTTTCGGTTCTTGTAATTCGTTTTTCGGTATCATACGTTTAATAATGATTTTCATCCGTTTAATTATGTCATATAGATAATATTGTCCTTGTTCTCGAATAATCGAGAACATTTTACTATTCTTCTCTGAAATGAAAACCGACGCCATATGTACGAAGGCCATATAATTCCCCTTTCTAGAAAGTACGATATCGATATCTTTTATTCGACCTATTTGATTCGTGTTCTCGATAATATCTATCAAGTCTTCTTTTGTATATGCTGGATGTACATATGGTATGAAAAATGAAGAATAATCCATATAGATGAATTATTCCGGGTTATCTTTATATTATGTTATAGGATAACTATCCCAGATTCTTTATTTGTTCTATTCTCTCCGGGCGATTGATTTCATTCTGTAGGATATGTCTCACTTTCATGAGAATACAATCCGTCTCCGGTTCTGACTTGGGGATATATTTGACCAATTTCGCATTCTTCGTTAGAAGTAGAATAGATTTTAGATCGGGGTTTTGCGAGAACTTGGAATATAGGGCCTTCTCCCTTTCTTCTTGGTCTCTACCTCCCTCATAATCGGGGTCTTTCTTGATACCATCCGGTCGTATTTTCTTCGTTTTCGATTTATCCGTCTTATCAACCCATATCCCCGTTTTCGAATCCGCGGCTTTCGCGTATTCTAGGTTATGCCCATAATCGGGGTCGCCTTTCCCTTCGGTTATAGAAAACGATTCATAGAATTTGGGATTACGCTTCCGGAATTTCGACGCTTCGATATAATGCGTCGCCGATGCCCAACGTAGGCCATCCACGCTTATCTCTACGAAATAATCATCGTCGAACATCCTACGCCATTCTTTATTATCTTTAAGACCCAAATCCGAGAACTCGCGAATCCGGTTCTGTGGTATAGCCTCTTTCATACCTTTCCCGGGTTTTTTCGTTATATCGGACCCCTTATGATATACAAATACAGTATCTTTATCATATGACCCACCCGCAGTATCTTCTTCATCGTCACATAGGAATCCTTGATCGGGGTCTAGACCCAATTTCGACCGAAAATTACGGAAATCTTGTATAAGATAATAGGGGCCGGCGTTTTGTTCGATGCATTTTATAGTAATCAAGATTTTAATATCGTAGGGAATTTCCGAGAACTTGAGGATACCCTTTGTCTTATAGGTAATAAGACGATAGTGATTTCCACTATAGGACATCATAATATAAAAATTGGGATTATAGAAACCCTGTTTCTCTATTTGCGCATTATCTATTTGAGTACAGTTGAGAACCGAGTTGGGGTCATGGTCGTATTCGGACTCTCCCATAGGAATGATTTTTATATTGAGTGCATTTTCCAGGGTAGTGATCGCCCAAATATCCGCCCAATATTCGCGGGTTTTCAATACTTCGCGGAATTGTTCGAGGGTTTCCACGTTTTTCATAAAGGCGAATTCGCGATAAAGACCGGTTTCCGTTTCCATCATTTTGTTTTCGTCGGCTAATTTCTCCTGTAGGACTTTATATTCGAGGATGACTTTTTTAGAGTCGCGGAGGATTTTATCGCGTTCGGCCTTATCGGACTCTTGCTCAATACGCCTTTTCAATTCCGTGTTCGTCTTTTTGAGAACATTCATCTGGCGTTCTATATCCATTTTACCTTGGACGAAAGATAAATAGATGGTCCTATATTGCTGGAATGTTTCATCCGTTGCTTCATTTGCCAAGATGGCCCGGAGTTTTTCTACGGTAGTTATTTGACCAATCTGTTGGAATGCGATGCGGATAGTATCAAAGAAACAGTCTCCGTTAGCGGCGGTTTCTATAATATCATAATTATTATTGGACATATATTTTTCGATCCATGTGGTTCTCTGCATTTTCTGGTATTCGGATTTGGCTCTCTTGGCGTCCTCTTTGGTTTCTTCCATGAGGGTATCTGGTATTTTCGCCGAAGTATTTGTAGTGAATACCCCGGGTTTCAATAGGACTTCACTGGCTATCTTTGCGGGTGATTTCTTTACTACCTCTGGGATTACTAGGGTAAGAGGGTCTTCTATATCTATGTTCTCAGCCGTTTCAGCAGCTAATTTATGCACTTCTGCTGAAGCTTGCACTGTTTGTCCTATAGAAGATTTCGCGATTTCATTTTCCGCGATTTCATTTTCCGCGATTTCATTTTCCAAATCACGAATCTCTTGTTCTGTATAACTAGCATTTAAGCCGGTCATATAGTCCTGGTTTACAAAACTATATAGGACCATATCTCCTAAACGGTTGAGATCTAAATCACCGCTATCGTCTAAGAATCGGTTTACCCTAGATTTCGGATTAGGATCCAAAGATTCATATTCAAATACTCCTATTTGACATTTCACTTTTTTATCATGGATAATATAAATCGGAAAATAATAGATATTGGTTCTCTGAAAAGTCTTCTTCTCTTTCCCATGTGCGATCAAATAGAGTTTCTGGTAAATTTCGATTTCATATAAGGGGCTTAAGAATCCTATATCATCGTCTTCTACATTACGATTTTGTTCGTATTTTATATTCTTCGGCGGTTCATCCATTATATTATTATAATATAATTGATTCTAATATATTCGACAAATTTATACCCCCAATTTTTTTATCAAATCCAAAATATCCATACATTTGAAAATAGCGCGGGTGGATAAGCTCGCCTTCTCCTTCGATTTAAGCTCCGATATCTGTCTTATAGATTGTATGATTCCAGGCCATTCGGCCTGTTTGACCAAGATCTGGATACATTCCGTAATGAGGATATAAAAGTTCTCCATTATTTCGTCTAATTCATATGTCTTATTGGGTTGTTCCATAGAGTCATATAGAATATTTACTATTTGACCAGTTATAGAGACTAGAATACTATTATCGAGAACTTCTTTCTTGACCAAGTTTGTTATGAAAGTCGTGGTGGCCTTTCTCGCATCGTTTTTCTTATTATATGCGGAGAAGTCGTCGTAATTCTCATTGGGGGCCACATAGTGGATATCATTCATGTTCTCGACATATTTGGATACGAATTCGTCTAAAATATCCTTGAATGTACTGAAACGGAAAAAGAGTTCTTTATATAGGTCGGCGTATACCTCGGAGAAGAATTTATTCGTACTTGCGATATCGAATATGGCATGTGCGATGGGTTTTATGTTCTCCTCATTCGTTTCGATATATTGGATAATTAATTCTTTATTTTTCTCGTAATTTTTGGCGGACATTTTATTCAGACAACTACGGATATCGGCGATGGTTTTATCGATACCCTCTTTTTTCTCTATGACGGTGGATTTGAAAGTTCTCAGGGTTTCCCATGATTCGTTTGCCCGTTGGTCTCTATCTCGATCTCTATCGCGACCTTTTTCTTTATATGACGGTTTTTGTATGGGGGTCGAAGTAGTGACAGTGAGATCCAATGCCTTGGTAAGTTCTCGAATAATAACATTTATATTATCCGGTAATATATATGTATTATCAAATATGACTTTTGTATAATCGTCTATTGAATATCTTGTCATATAAACGCGGATATAGTGTCATATAGGAATAATTCTATATTGTTTATGATAATAATATAAAAACATGTATTTATATTTTCTATGGATAGTACCGAGATTAAAGGTAACGAAAAAGGTAACGAAAAAGGTAACGAAAAAGGTAACGAAAAAGGTGAAGAAAAAGTAGAAGAAAAAGTAGATATAGATAATATAAAAGAAATCGAGAACTGGGATGAACTCGATTTGAAAACAGACCTTCTAAGGGGTATATATGCATATGGTTTCGAGAAACCGAGTGGGATACAAAAACGCGCCATACCCCCGATAGTCAAAGGAAAAGATACTATAGGACAAGCGCAATCGGGTATGGGGAAGACGGGTACGTTCTCAATATCCACCCTACAATCCATTGATACTACCGTGACAAAAACACAGGCCCTCATTTTGGCCCCTACGCACGAACTGGCGAATCAAATATGTACGGTAATGGGGGCACTCGGATCTATGATGGAGGGTCTCGTCATAAAAACCTTTATTGGGGGTACGTCGATACAAGAGGATGCCCGTCAAATACAGACGAATGTTCCTCATGTGGTGATTGGTACTACGGGTCGTGTATACGATATGATCCGGCGTAAATATTTGAGTACCCAACATATTAAACTCTTTATATTGGACGAGGCGGATGAGATGTTATCACAGGGATTCAAAGAACAGATTTATAATATTTTCCAGTATTTCAATTCGAATATTCAGGTGGCACTTTTTAGTGCGACTATGCCCGATGATATTTTGGAATTGACTGCGAAATTCATGCGTAATCCTATACAGATTATTATGAAAGCAGAGGAACTCAATTTGGAGTGTATAAAACAGTATTATATTGCACTACCGAATGACCATGCCAAATACGATACATTGAAAGACCTATTCGCTACAGTCACGGTATCACAGGTCATTATTTACTGTAATAGCGTAAAACGGGTTTCGGATTTATACCACGCGATGACGGAAGAGGGGTTCTCCGTTTGTCATGTACATAGTTCGATGGATAAGGCCCATAGAGAGAAGGAGTTCTCTGCTTTTAAATCGGGGTCATATAGGGTATTGATTTCTACTAATTTGACGGCGAGGGGTATAGATATCCAACAGGTGAGTACGGTCATTAATTTCGATATACCGAATTGTCCGCATACATATTTACATCGTATAGGACGTAGCGGTAGATGGGGGCGTAAGGGTATGGCGATTAATTTTGTTACTAGGTGGGATATAGCGGCTATGCGGAAAATCGAGGACCATTATAAAATACAAATAGAAGAATTACCGGATAACTATGGGTCGAATCTCATGGGTTTATAATCTTTTTTTTAGAGGGTGTTTATAATCTGTTTTATAGGTTCTATCAAATTGGTCATATAGATTTTGGGGCACCTTCGGTGCCCCCCTCTACCAAGTTCTCAAAATATCTATTTACACCTTTTCTCATTTCAACACTTGTGAAAATGCCCGTTATCAATGAAACCAAAATAATTTAAAGAAAAGGTGTAATATAGTAAAATGTATAAGTTTATTAATTTTTTAATATTAAATAAAAAATTCTCTACTGAAAAAATCTTCATAAGGAATAAAGCATTACCTATTTGTTCAAATTGTTTACATTTTAACGAAGATACAAATAACTATCCATATGATCCAATTCCTAGCAATGAAAAATACGGTAAATGTAAAAAATTTGGTGAGGTGAATATGGTTACTGGTGTAATTGAATATGATTTAGCTAGTAATTGTAGATTAAACGATAGTAAATGTGGAAAATTTGGTTCAGAATTTAATGAAAAAATAAACGGCATTTTCACAAGTGATGAAACGAGAAAAGGTGTAAAAGTAAATTAAAAATAAAATATATTTGTTTACAATGAAACTTAAATTTTCTAAGTTACCACTTGATATAATAAAATATATTCTTTTATATGATGAACATTTTATTATGAGAAAAGGAGAAATTATTTCTATAATTCCAAAAACAGATTATAGATATATTTTACTTAATTTTATTACATTTAATCTAGCATATTTTGAAAATAATAACAATATTGAGTTAAGATATAAATATTTTTTTCCAAATTTATATAATTATGAAGGAAGACAAATGAATAATTCAGACATTATTCAAGTAAATATAAATGAAAATGACGATTTTATAAAATATTCAGTTTGGATTGGGAAACAGTATCCAAAATCCGTTAATCGTAATAAACATAGGCAAATGTATTATATTGAAAATTCGTTAGAGTATAATTGGATTTACACTCAATATGAATATATAAGAAGATAATTATTTGGGCATTACAAAAGAGAAAAGGGAGGGGATAAGGAACGATGCGGGGATAAGGAACGATGCGGGAACCGGGAGGTTCCTCTGCCCTGCGTAAAACTATATTATTTAAATTCACGTAAATAATATATGATTGATATTACTTGTATTATTGGCGAACTCGAAGAAACCTGTTTAGCCAAAAAGGTAGACCAAGAGCCAGCAAAAGGAGAAGCGAAAGTCTCTTATTTCAAGTGTCCTATAGAATATTTACCCAAAGGGGATATACATCCCCTATCCCCCGTTGTGGCGACCGATTTGGAATTGGCCGTATATGACCCTTCTATGTCTTCTATATATGACCACCTTTTCAAACCCACGAACCAGTATGGCCGTAATATGATTTCGCGATGGACGCAGTCATATACAACGAATATTTCCTATTTGACAGATACACAGATGGTAGTCCATGGTATAGGGACATTCCCCGAATCCATGAAAAACGAGGATTGTGAGGGGATGGACGAAATCTGGCGTTCGGTAAAATGCGACCCCGGATTCTTAGAACGATTCTCTTATATCGAATGGGATTGTCTGAAATTCTTGAATACACACCCCAGTTTTCTACAGGCCATTACTTTGGCGAATATGTCGGCACCAGTTCTCAGTTTTTTGATTCCGGTCTTATTCTTGATATTCCCCTTTATCATTTTGAAAATCCAGGGAATCCCCATATCGATGGGTGTCTATTTCGATACACTGAAAGAAATTGCCAAACATCATTTCATCGGGAAAGCGATTAATAGTATGCAGAATTTCAATGTGACGAGTCTTATCTATTTGATAGCGACGGTGGCCCTCTATTTCTACCAGATCTATCAAAATTGCATGGCATGTTCCAGATTTTACGCAAATATCCAAAAGATAAATGATCAGTTGATTACTATGAAAACCTATTTGGAATATTCTATCAAAAATATGAAGGATTTTATCGGTAAATTCGAGAACCTAGTGTCATATAGAGAATTTATAGGGGATATGAAACACCACCTCTCCCAACTCGAGAACCTATATGGCGAAATCGGGAATACCGCGCCTTTTAAAGTATCGATTTATAAAGTGGGAGAAGTAGGCGAACTCCTGAAGAAATATTATGTATTATACGATAACCAGGAATTCGGCGAGGCCCTACAATACTCATTCGAATTCGAGGGCTATTTGAATAATTTGAAGGGAGTCTATCGTAATATTTTCGAGGGTAGAATTAGTAGCGCCATTTTTTCGAAGAATAGCAAGAACCTCGAGAACCTATCAACCGAATTTATAGGACAATATTACCCCACCCATCTATTTGAAACGGCAGTGGCCAATGACTGTCAAATAGAAAAGAATTTGATCATCACTGGACCGAACGCCTCTGGTAAAACGACCTATTTGAAAACTACCATGCTGAATATCATTTTCACGCAACAGGTGGGCTTCGGCTTCTATTCTGCGGCGACATTAGTCCCATATACACATATTCATTCCTATTTGAATATTCCGGATACGTCTGGGCGTGATAGCCTCTTCCAGGCCGAATCCCGCCGGTGTAAGGAGATTATCGACTTGATAAACGAGAACCAAGGGGGGCGACATTTTGCCATCTTCGACGAACTCTATTCTGGTACGAATCCGACGGAGGCGTCGAAATCGGCCTATGCCTTTTTGGTTTACCTGGCGAAGAAACCCAATGTGGATTTCATCCTGACAACACACTATAGGACAGTATGCAAGAAGTTGAAAAAGACGCCGAGAATTAGGTGTTTGAAAATGAATGCGCGAGAACTTGCGAATGGTCAAATAGAATATACTTATCAGATTTGCCCGGGGATATCGAAGATCCAAGGTGCCATTAAGGTTCTCAAAGATATGGATTATCCTGCGGAAATAATCGAGACGATAGAGAACATGTAGGTTTTTGAACATGTAGGTTTTTGAACATGTAGGGTTTTGAACATGTACAGTCCTTAACATGTACAGCCCTTAACATGTACAGTCCTTAACATGTACAGTCCTTAACATGTAGAGCCCTTGACATGTACAGCCCTTAACATGTAGGGCTTAGATGTAAAATAAAAACAATATAAACATTATATGTCATATAGGTATAACATGTCAGTCAGTGATTCAGAAACATATGATAACAACGTATACGAAGAGGGTGAAATCCCAGAATTAAATCTCTCTTATTATACCCTCTATATGACAAATAGCACAATACAAACATTTATTCTATTTGACGAGAACCAATTTATTGTATATGGATCAAAGAGGAATAGAGATGGTTCAGATACCCCCTTCTACGCAAAATACTTCCTCTGTCAAATAGATTCCCTCGCCACTTTTCTATTCTTCATCTTTCAGAAATTCGAAGCCGAAATCGTTACCGCTTTATATACGATCGAATTAGATAAATATTCTCTATCTGACTATGGGTTCGACTTCATATATAATAGGTGCGGTCCGAATGAATGTTTGGTGGAGTATCCGTCATATAGAATGAATATGAAGAGGCTATATACTTTGATGGAAATGATAGAACAGTAATCACTGCGTCCCGAAGTGTGACCTATGTGACTAGTGCGTAAAATATCTAGAATAAATGTATAAATGCCTAGACCGCATAATACGTCCGTGTCATCGCACGATAGCCATACGTCCCATACGTCTCATACATCACATTCGTCACATAAATCGAGTGTATCCAGTAAATCCAGTAAATCGAGTAGGTCAAGTAAATCCAGTAAATCGAACAAGTCAGTAGACGACGTTTTCGAGATAAATAAAAAAACGATAAAATCTTTTGAAAAAGATAATGTTATTATTATTAATATCAATTAATTCCATAAGGGTCATATAAAAATAATTTTATATGACAATTACATAATATGATGATATGAATTCGTATCATAATCATCGGTATCTTCTTCTGGTACTATCAGGGGTACAGGATTCAAATTATCCTCCAATGTATAAATCCTCTTTTTCAAATATCGGATTTGATGGGCCTGTCTACGGATTTCTTGGAAAATATTCTGTTCTTTTATAAGATTCCAGTTTTCTTTGATACCCTGGCTACGTATGGGCCTCCGGCAATAAAACATTTTAAGAGATGTAATAGGTTCTCCGGACCAGTATTGTGTCCAAGTTCTCGGTAATGTATATCTATAAAAAGTATTCAAAATGAAATGGCATTCTATGATGGCGATTTCTTCGGATGCCGAGTACCAAGAATCGAAATAGACATATGCGCATTTTTTATCATATGGGTCGTAGAAACAGGGTACAAATTCGATAGAAGTGACGGTCAAATATTGTTGGGATACTTTTCCGAAAATATATTCGATATCCTTTTTATCGAAATCTTTGGGAATATCTGTCATATAGACGCATATTGGACGGTTATGTAGGTTCTCTGTTGGGTCTGGATAATCTTGTGGATGTTCTGTCATATAGAAGTATTTATTCGATTGTCTTTATTTGGTTTTTCTTCATTTTATCGTGCCATTTGATAAAGTTTTCCCGGAAATCATTTGATAAAAATACAAATCTTCCCGTGTCATTTGATAAAAATACAAATCTTCCCGTGTCATTTGATAAAGATACAAATCTTCCCGTGTCATTTGATAAAGATACAAATCTTCCCGTGTCATTTGATAAAAATACAAATCTTTTCCCCCGTCTCTCTATGTTCCGTGACATGCACATTTTTATTAAACATCGGTATCGTCCCCTGGGGTTTGAAAAACTCCCGCGTAATACGGCCCATATCCTTCACCAAAGCATAATTACTATTGGACATTCCGTAGTCAGATAGGATATAACACATTTTCCCACCCTTTTCGAGAACCTGGTAGCAGACCTCGATCGTCCGACGCCAATATCCCTCCAACCATTCTTTATATGACCCATACGTAAGAATACTCTGTAGTTTCCCCGGGTATTTCTCCAATTCATAATATGGCGGACTGAAAAATACCAAATCGAAATGGTTTTTATATTTCCGGAGGAACTCGGGATTTTTCAAGAAGGTCTCCGAGGGATCGCAATATATCTCGCACCCCTTTTGGGGATAATTCGCTTTGGCAAATTGGGCCGTTTTTTTACATACGTCGGGGATCACATCCGTACCCACATATTCGAGAACTTCGTCGCATTCCATAAAGCCATATAGATAAGATGTCCAACCCAAAGTAGGCGTAAAGACCCGTGTCCCCCTAAGCACCGATTTATTCAAGGAATAGACTAAATACGGATTCATTATGGACGCGCGGAAATAGAATGACGAGAACACACTCGCAAGACGGCCTTCTTCCACATAATGCATCGCACTAGGAGTCAGAATCTTATAGTCGATGATATTATTCTGATAAAGGTCATATAGGACATCTAGAAAAGTAGGTATTCCATCTATTCCGGATTTGGTATTCTGTAAGATATTGAAGAAATGCATATTCCGGATAATATTTTTATATTGGACGAATTTATTATTATTCAGTTCCCGGCGGGGCATGGGGTTATGGTCGATAGTCAAGGGCGCGGGTTTCAATGATACTTGGTAGAATCGATTTAAATACTCGGCACGATTCACGATATTGTCATATAGAATATTTACTTTATTTGACTTGATGCCATGTTCTCGCATATATGTTTCTAGGGGGGTCATTTTATTGGCAGATTTGACCATGGCCGTTTTCTTGAACTGGGTAAATGATGTCGGGGTTTTCTTGGGAAATAATTTTACGAGGTCTTCTGGACCTTTTATTGTAAGCATATACATTTATCATATAAAAAATATTTTTATATGACAATCAATATGGGGTCGGACGCATTATGCGGCCTTGGTCTTTCTGGGTGCGCGTTTTTTCTCTGCAACGGCCGGTTGTTCAACGGGGGCCTTGCTTTTAGAAGTAGTACGCTTTTTAGGAACAGGGGTGAATCCCTCGTCGTCGCCCTCTTCTTCCGCTTGTTCATCATCTCTATTTGACCTCTTTGAATCCACTGGACGATTTAGACGGCGGGTCTCGCACATACTATCTCCTCCTAAGATACCGGTGATATTGGTGGCCTGGTGCTCGTGATCTCCGTTTGTAGTGGAAGAAATATCGAATTCGACATATTCGCCCTGTACCAAATACTTGTATTGGTTATCCGCATTCTGGATAGCGGAATAGTGGGCGAAGATATCTTTACCATTGAAATCGCCTGCGGATACGACGGTAATGAATCCGAAGCCGGATTTATTATTAAACCATTTTACCTTTCCGGTAGTTCTACTAGTAGTCTGTGTATCGCTCATTCTCGATTATACTTTATTATGTAGTATTTTTTTATATTGTTTGTATATATTATTTATAAGATGTCAAATAGAATGATCTCGATTTGGTTCTTATTGGCCGTATTAGTCGTCGCCCTTTCCCTTTCCATTTTTTTCGGATGGTCGAATGGTAGACGCGAGGGATTCGTAGAGGGTCTTACGTTATCCGAAGACGAAACCAAACTCCTAGAGATGACTTCGCAGTATCAAGTATCGGATCTATCTCTTTGTGTTTCGGCGATTTATCAAATACAACCCCTTGTTACAACAAAGAATGATGCGAACCAATTTTATATTAATCAGACAATACAACAGAATTTTTCCTCGCCAGCGGAAGCATTATATTATATAATAAATCCACCAACGGGTGCGAATGCTAGTCCTGCTCCACCTAGCAATTATACTATACCGGATAATGTAGAAGCAATTATAACCAGCATACAGCCTTTACGCACACAGTTATGTAGCAGTTTTATCAAATCGATCTTTAGTACATTACCGAATTTGACAACGAAACAGGGTAACCAGGCCCCGGCGGATCAGATCCTATCGACACAGTTGAATAGTTTCCAGAAGAATACTACGAATGGAAATGCGCCACTACCGGGTATTCCATCGACCAGCTCGACGTCGCCACCTAGTGATATAGTATCATATATTACGGGACACTATTTCGCAAGTGTATAAATAGATACAATATGTCATATAAAATAAATTTATTATATCGAGAACCTAGGTCTAGACCTAAGGGAAAACATATATAGGACGGTGATAAAATCCCACTTTTAAATTGTCATATAGAAATGATTTCAATGACCCATTTATAGTATAATCTTCTATATGACTCTTGGCGGCCAATCTACGTTGATTGATTTCTGCGGCAACATCGGCGGATTCTGGTAGGTTCTCGAATTCTTCTTCCCAGACGGCCCCACCGTTTTCCAAATAGATGGCCATATAACAAAGTGCGATGATATCATCTCTACGGCAATATCTCGTCCCTTTATGACTATGAATACTGGCATATTTAGGAGAACCTGTGATTGTCGTTAAGGGCGCAGTGTCGTGCGAATAATGATGACCCTTTTCATCTAGGTAGAATGTGGCCAAGCCGAAATCGATCAAATAGATATCATTCCCTCGAAGCATGAAGTTCTGGGGTTTGATATCGCGGTGTATGACATAAAATTCGTGGATTCTTTCCAAGATATCGAGAACCTGGATCATGATCCCCTGGATGGTTCTCGCGCGTTCATCGGGGGATTTCGCCTGGATACGGGGGATGCAATCTGCTAGCGAACGGTCATATAGAGTCATTACCATGAATACCTCTTGTTTGACAATACCATACCAGTGGATTTCCGTTATTTTTCGGAGACCCTTGGTATAAAGGAACTGTATGATCTTGGCCTCGTGTTTTAGGGTGGAGAGTTCGCCTCGGAATCCCGGGTTCTCGGTTTTTATGGCGACTTTTTCCCGGGTTTTTATATTATATCCCTGATAGATTTGGCCGAATGCGCCTTTAGCTAATGGGTCGCCGATTTCGTATTTACCATTGAGGAGATCTCGGGTCATATAGAATAAATTATATTTATATGATATAATTCTTTTATATGGCAATTGGGTCGAAAATAGAAAAGATCAACCATAAAATAGAGGAAGTACGTGCGCCCCTATTTACGGGCATTTTTTTTATATGGCATCTTTTATATTTCTTGGTATTTTTCGGTGTCGTATATATTAACCAGACTTATATCAAATATTTGAGTATTTTGATACAGGCTTTCATTGGGGGGTTTTTGATCCTACGTTTCCATCCATTCCGTACGCATGCGGTTTCGAAGTTTGATGCGATGGTGATTTTCTCGAGTGCGTCGTTTTTGATGACGAACTTGCTTACGACGGAACTTTTGTCGCCGTATTTACCGGGGATTGAGGCATATTTGAAGGGGAAAGCCCAGAAAATAACGGGGGGCGCAAAACCAACGCCATCCTCAATGTTAGGTTCTCAAAGAATCCCTTCGACAACACCGATGGTAACTACGGCAGTTACGAGTTTACCCACGGATATTCATGGGGAGAATATTCTACTGGGCCAGACGTATTAAGCGAGGGTAACCCTTCATACCTTAATAATGCAATTGTCATATAGAAATAATTCTATATGACTATGTAGTAAAATGCAAGGTATAAAAGGTCTTATAAAATCAATGCGACAAAGTAACGGGATACATGGTATAGATTCCGAGGGTGGAATCGAGAACCTAGATATAGAGGCGATTTTAAAAGATGGTCGTGTAGAAGCAGAAGGGGGCGAGTATTTAGAAAATAAAACTTTAGATGATATTACACAATCTATATTTGACATAATCGGAGAACATATCGCGGACGAAGAGTCACATAGAGAATTATGTAATAAACTGGCGGGATACCGCCATGTAGATCGTGTATGTGACATACGCGTAGGGCGTCATACTCGGTGGATAGGGAAGGTAGGAAAGGGGGTTTTACATAACGGGGGAATGGCGGTGAATATTCGGATAGGGGATAGTATTTATATTTTATGTAAGACCCCAAGTTCTCGATATCCATTTGTAACATGCGATTTTAATAAAGTGATTCTATTTCAGAAATTGACGGACGAAGAGTCATTTATATTGATGGCGAATAAGATGGTAAAATAATAGTGGTATTTATTATATGACGGAAGAAGCAAAAGTAAATGACGCAATAAAATCTGCATTTATTACAACACTAAAAATAACAAATGCGTTTCCACAAAATCGTATAGATGATGAAAATATAAAAAATATATTAGAATCAGAGTATACAAAAAATTTATTAAAAGGTTCTTCCAAAGGGGGAGGTAGTAGTATAACAGAGACAGGAGGAAAAAGGAATTATACAAAACATCGTAGACTTCCAAAAAATAGATCCAGAGGAAAAAAAGGAAGCCGAAGGTCATATAAAAAATAATAAAATATTATAGAATGAAGTATTTTATTATTCTAATTCTAATTCTAATATCCATGACTTTGTTCTCACTTTCCTATAAAATATTCGAGAACTTCGACTCTTCATTCCCAGACGAAATAGAAGCCATATATTATATTAATCTCGACCATCGCGAAGATAGGAAAGCCCATTTTTTAGGACAAATGGACTTAGTCGGCGTTCCACCAAACAAAATCCATCGCATACCCGGTATTCCCGAGAAGAAGGGTCATATAGGTTGTACAAAATCCCATATCAACACTCTGAGAACATTCATCGCATCTGGATATAAGCAGTGTATCATATTCGAAGACGATTTCGAATGGATCGGTTCTCCCAATAAGGCCCTCGCTGATTTTTTTACCAAAGAAATTCCCTTCGATGTCTGTATGTTATCCGGGTCCTATGGGACTTTTGAACCGACAACATGGCCATTTTTGCGCAAGATCGCGAATGCCCAGACAGCAAGTGGTTATATGGTCACACGCGAATTTGCCCCCACCCTTCTCGCGAATTTCGAAGAAGGTCTCAGTGAACTCGAACGGTCGGAATATGACCACTCGAAATATGCCGTAGACCAATATTGGAAGAAATTACAACCCCAGGCGAGATGGTATATTTTCGAACCCAAATTAGGCAAACAGATTTCTTCTGTATCGGATATCCAGGGGGGGTTTGTCGAAATGACTACCTAATTATGTCATATAGAGAATATTTCTATATGACTAATTTTAATTATATTATCTGATACTAAATCACACCAGTTATTGTTGAGGGAGGGGGTTTGCCGAAATGACTACCTAATTATGTCATATAGAGAATATTTCTATATGACTAATTTTAATTATATTATCTGATACTAAACCGCACCAGTTATTGTTGAGGGAGGGGGTT